CAATCTTGGGTCCTGCAGAGGCGGAGGCTGCTCCCTTTCCTATAAGACCTCCTATTCGCCTTCCAAAGGTGGGGAGGCTTTCCAGCGCTACAGACCTTTTGAAGGGCATGCTGTTACGAGGTAAAGCTATTAGAGAGGTGCGCGTGGGCAGAGAGCCCTGGCGCTATATCATTTTTGAGGATGGGTCTTATATGTCGTTGAAAAAACCTTGGCTGCGAACTTTGGCCGCAGAGCGTGGTAAACAGCGTTATGTTGAGGCCTTTCAAAAGGGCGAACCACCTCCAAGGTTAACTGAAAAGGTAATGAAAGAGGTTCCTGCTGCGAGGCACCTTACACGCCAGGAGGTCCTCCGATCTTTAACGAAGGTCTTGGGAGGCCAGGAGCGCATGCAAACGGCGCAGACCTTTAAGAGTGCTGACCGTCATGTGGCTGCGAGATCTTGGCCGACGTCCAAGGCTCTGGAGAAAAGCTGGACTGCACAAACCCAAAAGGTCTTGCAAGAGATTGACCCAAACCTCCAACCTATAGAGCTTGTCTACGTGCGGTATGGAGGACGGACTTTTTCTTGGCCCAGGGCTTATGCGGAGTCTATGCAAAAGTTATATCCAGATATGGTGAAAATCTTAAAATGAAGAAAAAACAAGACGAATTAGTTTCTTATTGGGAAAAGCAGCTCCGTGAGGGGCTTGCTTATCGTGAAAAATACGGACATCCACAGGATTGGAAGAGGTATTTGGACTATTATCGAGCAGAGTGGGCATCCGACATTATTCCTGTAAACCGGATTTTCTCTTATGGACGCAGTCTGATTCCAAGAGTTTATTTCCGGAGTCCTGCGATTACCATCGTTCCTATGCGACCAGAGTTTGCCCCTTCTGCGAAAGTGTTGGAAGCCGTAGACAACTGGTTAATTACGGAAATCGGATTAAAAGATGTTTTAAAGCGTGCGTGCTTACACTCCTATTTGACAGGTGTAGGCCTTTTAAAATTAGGGTATGATTCGGAGTTCGGATTTATCCCCCAACAAGCGATACTACCAGACTCTGAGACCCTTACCCAGGAAAGTACAAGTGAACCTAGGAAGATTGAGTATAGGGTGGATGTAAAGCCAGGAATGCCTTGGGTGTTAGATGTGCCTTCTTACGACATTATTACGCCTTGGGGTTACAACACCCTCAACTCTCTACCTTGGATTTGTCATGTGGTGATGAGGCCTTTAGAGGACGTAAAGCAGGACCAGAAGTACAGGAATACAAAAGACTTGAAGGGTGGATTTCGAGTCGACAGAAAGTATCCCTCTATGTGGGGTTCCAGGGGAGGAACGGACTTTACAAGGTTGTATGAGGTTAGGGATGTCAAGCACAAAAGGTTAATTGTGCTATGCGAGAAACAAGTTTTGCTCGATGAGGAAGACGAGTTACAAGTTGAGGGTTTGCCCTACGAGTGTATACAATTCAATCCCGACCTCGAGCACTTTTGGGCGATAAGCGATGTGAAGGTTGTACAGGAGCAACAGAAAGAGTTGAACGAGATTCGAACTCAGGCTTCAAAGCACCGTAGGTTGGCGCTTGTAAGATTCTTATACTCAAAGGGGACCCTGACTCCGGACCAAGTTGCACAAATGCTTAGTGAAGACGTCCCTGTGGCTCTTGAGCTTGACCACGACAATCCCGCTACAGCTGTTTCGACCCTACAGGCCCATGTCCCTCCGGATTTATGGCGTGAGGCCCAAGAAGTTCTTGCGGATTTTCGCGAGACGCTCGGCTTCAGTCGGAACCAAGCTGGAGAGTTTGTTACTCCGATAACTCCCAGAACCGCCACAGAAGTTTCTGCTGTGCGAGAGGCTACGGAATTGCGGGCAGAAGAGCGTAGGGATATTGTGGCGGACGTGTTTACGAACATTATTCGCAAGTTGAATCAATTTATTTTCAAGTTCTGGACGACTGAGCGTGTTACTCCAATCGTAGGTCGCGACGGCGCACAGCACTGGATAAGGTTTACTGGTGAGGAACTTATGGGAGAGTACGCCTATACAGTTTATCCTGAAACAGGATTGCCCGTTTCGAGGAATATACGTTTTCGCCAGGCGACAGAGTTGTTCAACATGCTCCGCAATGACCCTTTGATTGACCAAGTAGGGTTGCGCAAACTGGTGTTGGGTCAAATCTCTTGGGTTGATCCAACGTGGAGTTCTTTAGTACGAGAGCCTGGTCCTCCTGAAGGAGTGCCTCCTGCACCTGAAGGAGTGCCTCCTGCACCTGGGGTTCAACCTTTGGGGGCGGACCAATATCCTGAGGAGAGGCCTCAAGCTCAACGAATGGCGGAGCTGGCCGAAACGGGGGCGTTGTGATGCCTGTGTATGTCTATAGGTGTAAAACATGCGGCACAATTAAAGGGGTGCTTCAACCTATCCATGAGAGGTCACCACAATACCATTGTGGACGTCTAATGCAAAGAAGTTACACAGATGAACATGTATCTACTTCTATTTGGAAGCCTGATTGGTGGGAGGATATTGCGGAGAAACCTTTGTGGATTCAATCCAAACAACAGTTGTTTGAGGAATGCAAAAAACGAGGTCTTGTGCCTTATGGCATAGACCGAACAGTAAAACCAAAAAGAGCGAGGTTTAAATGAAGAAACAAGAGGCGACATTCTTGAGAAAGGTAACGATTGCCTTTCCAGAAGCCCTCAAAGAACTACCACTTGTGGTGTTCGAGGGTCGATGGACAGGAAAAGATTACGTTGTAGCGTCTCACGCTTTGTTGAGGGGCTATCGACGACATGTGAAGGAGCAAAGGGAGGAGTAAATGGAAGAGAACAACGAACAGAAACAAGCGACAGAAGTACCAAGCGAGGAGCCCAAACAGGCTCCGGAGCTTGCAGATGTTTTAGCGAAACTTACTGGGAGTCTCGAGCGACTCGAGACAAAACTTTCGGAAAAGCCAACACCCACGCCTGCGACGGGTGTGCCTACACCTGAGGAGTTACTTCAGGAGTTGGAGCAGTCTAGGAACCAGCGGACCCAACAACCCCCGCCCGAACTTGATTGGGAAGAGTTAAGGGACAACCCGCAGAGGTTGACGGCGCTCGTCTTGCAACAGGTTGAGACGGCTTACTTTCGACCCCTGCTGGAGCGCATTGAGCTCCAGAGGGTAAGGGCGGAGATGGCAGAATGCCAGCACAAGTATTCAGACTTCGGCGAGCTGAAGGATACGATTTATGCATTAGGGATGCGTAATCCCTATCTTTCCCTTGAAGAGGCTTACCAACTTGCGAGGGCAGGAAAGCAGGCAAAGCCTACAGAGCAGGCAAAGCCTAAAACTGAAGAGGCAAAGCCTAAAACTGAAGCGACAGGACCTACAAAGGCGACACCAAGGCCAAAAGGCGAGAAGCGGGGAATTACCCAGGCCTCAACTCTAAAAAGTCCAAAATCGGTGAAAGAGGCAGCACAACAGGCGATTCAGGAAGTGTTGGGCAGTTAAATTGTTAAAGAGGAGGTGAAAAGTAATTGATACCAACTTGGACACAAAACATAGATAATATATTTACCACAACGTGGAGCTATCGTAAAGGCCCTGCAATTGAGCAGGCCTTCGAAAAGACTCCTCTCGCGTTTTGGCTAAGAGAGCGTCAACGAGTTAAGAACATTCCGGGCCACACAAGGATTGAGATTCTGCTTGACTATGGGTCAAATGATACGCTTCGTTGGTTAGGGAAAGGCGATACTCTGCCTGTAACTGACCCGGAGTTTTTGACCATAGCATACGAGGACTGGAGGTACGGTGGTGTGAACATCGTTCGGTTTTGGCAGGATGACCAGAGAAACAAAGGTCAGGCTCGACTTGTTAACTACGTTGAATCTAAGCTGAACACAGCGGAGAGAAGCTTTTGGCAGGAGCTGGAGCGTGCGTTCTTTGCTGATGGCACAGGGGCTAAGGAGCCCAATGGGTTCCAAAACCTGATTGCTGTCGATCCTACAAGTGGTGTAATTCACGGCTTGGACAGAGCGCAGTATCCTTGGTTCCGCAATCAGTCTAAGGCGGCTTCAGGTGTGTTCTCTGTCTTCGGGATTGCAGACATGCGGAACTTCCGCAACTCTCTGCTGAGACAGTCCGGCACGGCTACCAAGGATTACACTCTTGTTACCGACCAGGTTACGTTTGAAGCATACGAGGACGAGCTGCTAGACATGAAGCACATTGTGAACCAGCAACTAGCGGACGCAGGGTTTGAGGACCAGCACGTCATGTTCAAGGGTAGTCCATTCCTGTGGAGCCCACAAGCTCCGGCAGCGAAAATCTATTTCGTAAATACAAACGCTATTCAGCTGGTGTGCGATGAGGATGAGTTCTTGAGCATGACAGAGTGGAAACCTGTACCTGATCAGCCAAACGACCGCATGGCCCAAATTGTGCTGGTGCTGAACATGGTAACACCACGTCCAGTAGTAAATGGAGTGTTACACTCTATAACTTATTAACAAATTTAAATGGGAGGTTTGAATGACCTCCCCCCTGAATGGAGGTTAAAATGACAGGAATTGGTGATTATGTAGAAGGACCTGCGAAGATTTACGCGCAGAGACTCTATGAAGCATCTTTAACGCAAAAGCATCATTTAGGTATGGTAAGGCCTGTATCGGACAACCGAACCTTTGTATATACGAAGGCTGGTTCCGTCGACCTTGCTGCTGGTAAGATGTGTCAGGCTGCGGCTCCAGTAGCTGACCACCTAAACCAACTTGTGAAGGCCAACGCTGCTGTTGGTGACAAAGAGGTTGTTATGGCCATTGGGGCAACCGCACTAACTGCTAACCAATATCACGAGGGATGGCTGCATGTGAATGACGCAACGGGCGAAGGCTTCGTTTACAAAATTCGGGGCCACAAAGCCTATGCTGCTTCCGCTACCGACGTGAAGATATTGCTGTACGACGGAATTCGAAAGGCCCTTGTGGCAGACATCAGTAAGGTAACCTTGACCCGGAATCGCTACGATAGTGTCATTTTGATGCCTACAGCTCCGTCAAGTTCTCCCGTAGGTGTTCCGCCAATTGATGTGCCCGCGGGCAGATACTTTTGGCTGCAACTTGCAGGTGCGAGCGTGTGCTTGGCAGACGGGACACTCATTGTTGGAACACCCTGTGTAACGTCGGATATTGTGGCGGGTGCCGTAGAAGACTTTGTTCCAGGCACAAGTCTTGACACTGTTGTTGGACGAGTCTTGCAGGTCAACGCGAATACAGAATACGCCTTAATTGATTTAAGGATGTAAGAAGGACGAGGAAGGTAAACGGCTTTGTCGGCACTTCCTCGCCTTATAGATGTGTTTTAGGAGGAATTTGATATGGCTGCAACAATTGTAAAGGATATGCCAAAACCCGAGAGAATCTCTCGCAACTTGTCTCTGCTTTCAGGAGCTATTTCCTTTGGAGTCTATCTTACGGGTGGAGAGCCCATACTGGGAATTACTCAAATGTTCAAGACCTGTTTGCGGGTGGTTTGTGAATCTAAGAAGGGCTACTTGTTTGAGTTCGATAAAGCTGCAAAGAAGATGAAAGTTTATCATCCTGCGCCAGCTCATACACCTGAAGGAACAGTGAACGCACCTGCATTCACAGGTGATGCATTAGCTGTTCACACACATACTGCGTTTTCCTCAGGAGGTGTAGATGTAACCTTAGGAGCCCACCAGCAAGTTAAGGATGGAGCTGGTACCGCTACAACTCTTCAAGTGGGTGTAAACACATCAGCGCAGGCGGCGGTAGATGTTCCTACCTCTGGTGTCTCTGCTGGAACTCCAGCAGGAACCAACTCTGCTCCTACATTTACAGGCACAGCGGTTAGCGCCCAAGCTGGAACAGAGATTCCCAATGGCACAGACCTTTCAGCTCTTACCGATGTGGGCTTTATGGCCGTTGGGTTGGGATAGGAGGTCAAAATGCCATTAAGAAAGGGGAGAGGTCAGAAGGTATTTCAGGCCAACACTCGAGAGCTCTTGGGCGCCTATAAACGTACAGGTAAAATTGGGAACGTTGTGCCAAAGTCTGCAGCGCATGCTCGAAGGGTAGCTTTGGCTATCGCATTCTCAACTAGAAAAGGTTCTACGCAGAGACAACGTCGTAGAGAGGGGAGGTAGAGATGAGCAAAAAACTCTTGGAGAAGGTTCTACTCGACGGGGTCCAAGCTCTAGCCTCGGGCACGTGGGTAGAGGTTACCTCTTGGCGCAGACTGACAATTCATGTGAAGGGGATTGTTACCGCTACCGTTCAGATTCGAGGGAGTTGTGCGCCTACCAAGCCAGCAGACACCTCGGATGAAGTCCAAATTGGTGCGGATATCACTGCGGATAGTCTTATAGAGATTACACGGAAGTTAAAATGGGTGAAGGCTAAGGTTAGTGCTTACAGCGCGGGCACCTTATATGCTTATGCGGTGGGTGAATCCACCATATACGGGCTGTAGCGATGTTCGAGCATTGGATTTCCGAGGCGGGTATTGGGCTGTTAGTTGCGTACCTGGTTATAAAAGAGGCTTTAGGCCTTGTTAAGAGGTATAACAATCGTAATGACTCTCGTCAATATATGACACTTGCGCAACATGAGTTGATTTGTCCCCGCGCAGAGTTGAGGGAAAAAATAGACAAAATCTATGCTATAGTCCTTGAAATAAAAGGACGGATAGATAGAGGGGAGGAGAGATAATATGTTTCCGCTTGTAGGTGCAGTTTTAGGTCTTGTAGGTGCTATTCTACCTGAGGGCTTAAAACTCTATAAGGACCGGCAGGACAAAAAGCATGAAATTGAACTTATGAAGCTTCAGATGGACTATACCAGAATGAGCCATGAATTAAAACTTGAAGAGATAGAAGCTCAAGCAGATATAGGAGAAGCGAAGGAGCTTTATAAATTCGCAGAGCCAAAGATAACAGGAGTTAGATGGGTCGATGCTACCTTGCAGCTCGCCAACGGCCTTGTGAGGCCTATAACTACAGCATGGATAGTGGGGATATACAGTGCTGTGAAATATGCTCAATTTCGGATGACAGACGCAGCAACCTGGCTACAAGCTTTAAACCAAATATGGACTGACGCAGATATGACTATTATGTTTACGGTTATTATGTTTTGGTTTGGTAAACGGAGCTTTGAGAAGGCGAGAGAATTTGCAAAGACATAGATATACAACAGAATTCGGCGTGAGTTTGTTAAAGCAATTTGAAGGATTTCGTTCAACAACTTATGTTTGCCCAGGTGGTAAAGCGACGGTAGGCTATGGACATGCAATAAAAGAGGGCGAGAATTTTTCAGATGGAATTACTGAAGAAGAAGGAGAGGAGCTTTTAAAAAAAGATTTGTTTTCCGCCGAGAGGGCTGTTTCGAGATTAGTTCGGGTTCCTTTAACTAACGGGCAGTTTGATTCGTTGGTTAGCTTCACGTACAATTTAGGTTCGGCGGCTCTACAAAGAAGTGCATTGAGAATGAAGCTAAATAGAGGAGAGTCCCAAGATGCCTCGAAGGAATTTCTAAAATGGTGTTGGGCAGGAGGTAAAAAGCTAAGAGGTTTATCTAAGAGGCGGAGAGCAGAAAGGGAGTTATTTTTAGGATGAGTACATATGGGGATTTAAAGGCCCAAATTCAGCGTAATTTAGGAAACAGAGAGGACCCTGACACTGATGCTCTTATTCTTACGCATTTTAATCATTGTCAGCGTGTGCTCGCCTACGCGAAAGTCTGGCGAGAGCTCGAAGCTCTAGCGACTCCGAGCCTTATTGTGAATCAAAGGGAGTACACATTCGCGGCGCTGGGTCTTGAAAGGTTCTACAAGCACTTTAGTGTGAAGCTTGTAACCGCTTCAAGGCACCACCCGGTCGGGTATCTTGCGCCCTCACAATGGGATACACTTGTTGAGCCTTACTTACCCACGGCAGGGTCAGGGAAACCTACACACTTTACTTTGTGGGGCACAAGCTTTCTTTTTGGACCCAAAAAGCCGGACTCCGCCTATCAGCTGCGCATAAAATACTACCAAAGACCTGCAGACGTAACGGCGGCCTCCGATTCGGTAGCTTTCGAGGATGCTGACCTAGTGCTTGTGGCGTTTACTACTGCGTTCTGTTGGTATTCCCTTGAAGAGCTGGAGACCGCGGCTTCTTGGTTCAGTCGTGCAACCACGCTTGCACAGGGCCTGGCGATAGAGCTAACATCAGAGGTTGGGGTAAAAAAGGCTCCAAGCGCCGAACGGATTCCCTCTGATTATTGGAAAGACCCTTTTGTGAAGGAGGTAAGATAAATGGCATTTACCAGAGATTGGAGTGAAGCAGCGCCTGCGGATACAGACGAAGCAAGGTATGGGGCGCAGGAGATGCGGAACGCCAAGCAGGACGTCCGTGAACGCTCCGCACTTGAGCATTATACGGGGAATTTAACCACAGACCCTTTTGGAATGCACAGGTGGGTGGTTGTGATAAAGACTGCGGCTTATACGGCTACTCTTTTAGACCATTTCATTTTAGTAAGTGCGGCTTCGGGAGCGGTTACAATTAGTTTACCTACGGCAGTTGGTAATGGGGGCAAGCCCTATTATATAAAGAAGATAGATTCTTCCGCTTATGCTGTAACGGTAGACCCAAATGGAACGGAGACAATAGACGGGCAGGCAACCATCGTTTTGTCCAAACAGTGGGAAGGGGTGCTTGTGTGTTCGGATGACGCAAATTGGGTGAGACACTATTTGCAAGCGGTATCAGATGCTGATACAGTAGATAGCGTCCGTCTGCCCAACACAAGTGCGAACGTGTTAACTGACTATTCGACCATAAATGCGGATACCGTAGATGGGTATCATGCAGGCAACGCTGCGAATAAACTTCCTGTATTGGATGC